GATGACAGCATGGGTGATTACCCGAACAGTTTTCGGATTCTGGCAAAGAAAGATTCTGTATCTGTATTCGATAAAACCTACTCGCCTGATACTACATATTGGGAAATGGCAGACCAGATTCCGTTATGCAATGAACTGTCCTTCTATTGGCTGAACTCAAATATACCACACCGCAGGGCGAGATTGCTTTCCTTGGTGTACGGTCTGGTTAGCCGATTGGGCTCGGACGATATTGCAAGTTGTTCTTCTACAAAGGAGATTGACTTGTTATCGTCCAAAATTCCGAAACAGGAATTTGAATTTACGCTGATTGATACGCAAAGAAGATATGACCCCGAAAACCCATCTGGCTTATGGGAATATCTGGAAAGCAGACAGCCTGTCAATTACCAGTACGGCTATGAATTGTCGGACGGCTCTATTGAGTGGATACCTTGGGGCTTGTCCTACTCTACAGGCGATTTTGATGTATCGAAATCTGGAATTGTGGCAGAGGTCAGCATAAAGTGTGTAGGGTTGGCAGACCATTTGACAATGACTTATGACGAGGGCGTGTATTCGGCGGCAGGAAGAAGCCTGTTCGACCTTGCTACAGATGTTATGAAGTTTGCGGGATTTGAGAATACAATCGAACTGGATAATGCGTTGAAAACAATCTATACACATAACCCCCTGCCGTCCTCCAAAGTGAATGAGTGCTTGCAGCTGATAGCCAATGCAGGGCGTTGTATCATGAACCATAGCCGCGGCGGTTATATTCAGATTTTGCGTGAGAATGACAGCGCGACAGGATTTGATATCAACTTCGACAAAATGACGGATACGCCGACAACAACAAAGATACCGCCCCTTCGCAACCTGTCAGTTGAGTATAACTCCATCAAGGTAAATTCCGAATTGACGGCGGCGGTCAATGCCGTTGAAATATCAGCCCCTACCGCACATGAGTACACATTTACCCATCAAGCGTATACAAATCAGAAGGTAGAGGTAAGCGGTAGCTTGTCTGTTGTCGGCACTCCGAAATACTATGCCTACAAGACCGTAGTAACGCTCAAGGGGACGGGTACGGTCACTATCAATGGGAATAGCCTTACGGAGAATAAAATCGAGTACAGGAAGAAATACAGTGACGTAGGCGAGGATTTGAGCGGCGTTAGCAATACGCTCATTGACAACCAGACGGACGCTATCGCATACGCAAACTGGGTAGCGGCGGTCACTCTGCGGCGCAACACTTACAGTGCGCCAGACAGAGGATATCCAGAACTGGACGTTGGAGATTCTGTCAACTTCACAAGCAACTTCGCGAATGAAACGCCTGTTACTATGGTTCAGCAGAAATTGACCTATAACGGCGCAATCAAGGGCGAGTGTCAATATATCATTGGGGGTGGTAGCTAATGGCTTGGATAACACCGATTTTTAACCGAGCGGTATCCGACACCGTTACGGCGAGAGCGGCTCAGGCGAACGAGGAAAACAATAAGGGCGCGCTAAACTATCAGGACTTGAACCGCATTGAGGGCAACCATAAGGAGCTGATGCGGTGGCTTGAAAATGAAGGATACTACATCCCCAGAACATACAGAAATTACAAGGAGAGTTTCAACGGCATAACCTACACTGATTGGCAGGAAGTCAATATACCTTGGCTTTCGGAAATCAACCGTATCCGAGCGAATTATACCGCTCTGGTGCGGTTGTTTTTGGTTGGATTGGGATTGCCTGTGTTCCCCGAAAGCCTGTATCTGGATTGGCAGGAGGTCAACGATTGGGAACGGGTTGCCGCGGTCGGCAAGGAAATGACAGAAAACATGAAGCAGGAATATATCCCCTGCGGAACGATAAACAGCGGAGGTGAACGGTTGCTATGAAGGATTTTTTAGATAGAATCCCAACACAGGCAGGGCGGAGAAAAATCACCCATGCAGACGGGACAAGCGAATATGTGACGGTTGAAATGGCGGACCAACCTTCAGTTGTAGGCACTCCGTTAAACAGAGAAGCCTTCATGAACGTGCAGGGATTTTCTAATGAAGACACTACTATCAGCAAATCAGGTAATGTAACCACAGTTACAATAACGCATGGCGATGGTGGTAAAACTGTTACAATAATTACAAAGAACTCAAGTACACTAACTACTGTAGTATCTAAGTATACTGGACCTTCCGGTAACGTAATCACGAAGACTACTACGATAGATACCAGTAGTTCAGTAACAAGGATTGGAGGTGTTGTATCATGAGTTGGGATGTAGGTTCATGGGTAATTGACACAGTTAATTCAGTATTAGGTACTCTAATTAAAACGCACGGCACACAAACATTCACATCAGATGGCACGTTTACCGTGCCGAGTGGTGTGACGAAAATTTGGGTTACTGCGGCGGCTGGCGGACAAGCAGGTCAACGTAGTAGTAAAGCAAGTAAGACAGGGGGCGATGGTGGGGCAGGCGGCGACTGCATCCTAAAAAAAGCCTTTAGTGTTGCACCGGAACAAGTTATTTTGATTACCATTGGTAAAGGAGGTACGTCAAACCTTCAAGTCGGAGGGTCCACTGTTGTCGGTAACCTTGTCACCTTGGCTGGAGGAGACAATAGTAGAATAAGTACAAACGGCGGTGGTAGAGGAGGCGCCGGAGGACTAAAATATTCCGATAGTAACGATGGTATAAACGCAGAAAATGGACAATCTGGCTTACTCGGTATTGGTGGCACTGTTGTATATACATATAGAAAGTATGTATCCGGCGGCGGCGGAGGAGGTTCTATAGGAGATGGCGGTTTACCGGGTGGCTCTACAAGTGAGGCGTATGGTAATGGTCACAATGGTACAAATGGAGGTGGCGGCGGTGGCGCCACTGGTATCGACTATAGTTATGACGGTGGTCGTGGCGGAGACGGTATAGTCATTATCGAATGGTGAGGTGAGAAGATGAAAACTTACGCAATGATTTTACAAAACAGAGTGATTGATGTTCTGAAAGACAGGGAAACAGAACCCTACTATCCACCCGACCCATCGGGCAATCCTGTGACTGCCATTCCCTGTGACGATACGGTTACGCTTGGCATGATTTATAATTCTGAAACGGGTACGTTTTCGGAATACACACCGCCCGAACCCCAACCCATGCCAGAACCAAAACCCTCCCAGCTTGACCGCATCGAGGAGCAGTTAAACGCCCTTGCGGCGGACAGCGTAACGGTAGAAAAATTAGAGGCGGCAATCAGTGAGGGGGTGAACGAAGTATGATGGAAACAATTAAGCACATGGCAAAGTTAGCGGCGCAGGCGGTGCAGGAGAAAGCGGACACTATGACAGGAACGGAATTAAACGCTGAGGACAGGTTTATCCCAGATTTCCAGACGGCTTGTGAAAAAGAAAATATGCTGAACCGTCCTGTCGGCTTTGTCTGCAAAAGTACCGCAGGGCGCGTGGTGAAGCTGTTGCAGAAATATGACAGCACCATTTACACCGCCGAACCCGAGGAATTGCCTGCACAGTGGGGTTTTGTATGGAGTGATGACCCTGCGAAGGCAAAGCCCTTTATCTCGCTGGCAACCAGCCCCTACGCGAAGGGGGACTGTTGCACGGAGAATGGCGTTTGCTATCGCTCGACCATCGATAACAATACTTGGAAGCCCTCGGAATACCAGCAGGGCTGGGAGAAAGTAGGTTGATCGTATGGCAAGAAAAATGGAAACGAGCAAGAAACTTGTTTACATATCTGATTTTGTAGCAATCTGCCTGAGTGCGGCGGTTATATATGGTACTTTCGTCACAGAGAAAGACATATCTCCACTCGCACAGATTGCGGTCGCTTCAATTACAGAGTGCGGTGTTGCAAACGGTTTCTATTATTGGAAATCGAAAAATGAAAACAGGTACAAATATGTTATCAAGTTGATTCGTGAATGGGCTGAAAAATACGGCATTGAAGCCGTTATCCGTATTGCTGATATTGTATTGAAAGAGTGAAAGGAGATGTAGCAAGTGCATAAGGTTACATTCTTAATGGAAAACTGGTATCTGGTGGTTGCGTTGATGGCGGTCACAGGGATGGTCGGTGTATTTATCGGGCGGTTTCTGAAAATGCCAACGGCGGCACAGAGGGAAAAGGTCAAGGAGTGGCTGTTGTGGGCGGTCACGCAGGCAGAAGCGGAATTAGGCAGCGGCACAGGCAAGCTGAAGCTGCGGCAGACCTACGATTTATTTATCCAGCGATTTCCTGCATTGGCTATGGCGGTATCCTTCGATACCTTCTCCCTGTGGGTGGATGAGGCACTGGAGGAAATGCGAAAGCTGCTGAAGGAAAACAAAACGGTCAGAGAGCTTGTAAAGGGGTGAGTATATGGTGAAAAAAATGACAGGAAAAGAATTGGTAGCCTTCTGCCGTTCCAAAATCGGCACACCGTATGTCTACGGCATGAAGGGCAAGGTTATGACGGAGCAGAACTATAAATTTCTGAAAAACACCTACGGGAAAATGGTCTGGCTGAGTGACAGGGATAAAATCGGCAGGGTCTGCGTGGATTGCAGCGGTCTGATTTCTTGGGCGTGCGGCGTGACGCTCGGTTCGGGCCAGTGGAAGGCGAGGGCAACCAAAATCAACCCCATTTCCACCATTGAAAAAGCGCCCATCGGGGCGTTGGTCTGGATGCAGGGGCATATCGGGGTTTATACCGGGATGAAGAATGGACACCCGTATTATGTGGCGGCGGATGGCAGTGCCTACGGCGTGCGTGAGGTTCCCCTGCGGTGCAATAAATTCACGCATTGGCTGTTGGTCGAGGATGTGTTTCAATACGAAATGAGGGATGATGAAGTGGTAGAAAAATGCAAAATGATTATCAATGGCAAGGAACACACGGTTGAACGGATCCTGAAGGATGGGACAAATTATATCAAGATTCGGGATGTAGCGGAGGCTATCGGGTATGATGTTACCAGTAAAGGTAGCGTGGCTGTGCTGACGAAGAAATGATAAGTATACTTGCAATAATTCTATAGAATTTTGAAAGTTTAAGCGAAAA